TAAAGGAACTCCTTTACAAGCGTTTCCACAGCAAGATCATGAAGCACATTTAATGACCCATGCTGTGTTTTTGTCTAATATGGCTTCTCAAGTTAACCCACAAGGGTATGCTTTACTTCAATCTCATGTTCAAGAACACATTGGTATGTTAGCAAGAGACCAAGTAACTACATTTTTCCAAAAAGCTATGCAAGAAGCACAAGCAAAAGGCGAACAAGTGCCACAAATTGCACCAGAAGCGATTGAAGCAGCGATTGCACAGCAAAGTGGAGAGATTATGAAAGAAATTATGCCGATAATAGAGCCTGCACAAAAGCCAGACCCTCTCGTAGACATTAGAAAACAAGAATTAGAGAACGATACAGCTGAAATTCAAAGAAAAACCATAAATGACATGATGGATTTTCAAATGGATCAAGCAAAACTGCAACAAGCTTATGAATTAGCTCAACAAAGGACACAAACGCAAGAGGGAATTGCTGATGACCGTAATGATGTTAACATTTATCGTATAAATACACAGGCGGCACTTTCAAAAAGGAATAAATAATGGATCCAGCTACTATTGGACTTGCACTTACAGCCGCTTCAAAAGCTTTTAGTGCATTGAAGGCTGGATTTGCAGTTGGTCGTGACATAGAATCAATGGGCCAAGACCTCTCCCGTTGGATGGGAGCATCAAGTGACATTGATCATGCAGCCAAGACCACGCAGAACCCATCGGCTTTACAAAGAATATTTAAAGGAAGTCAAATTGAAGCTAGTGCGATAGAAGCTGTTGTTGCTCGTAAAAAAATGGAAAAACAACGCTATGAAATGAAAACATTTTTAAATATGACTTACGGACCCAATGCCTGGGCAGACGTTTTAAAAATGGAAGGGGATATAAGGAAGCGCAGGCAGCGTGAAATTTATGATAGGGCAGAATTAATTAGAAAAATATGGGAATATATTGGTTGGACGTTTTTGTTTTGCACAATTGTAGGGTTTATATTTTTATTGGCATATCTTTACAAGGAAAGCAAACATGGATAAAAGCATATGGTTAAAATCGTTGTTATATTTTTGTTTATCTTGTATCCTACCTCGCTTAATTCTGGAGGGAAGGAATATAAATACAAAGGTCAACCAAAATGGTCTTGGCAACAAAAACAAATAAGGAAAAACAAAAAAATATATGTAACTTGTAGATTAAAGACACAAAAAACGTATAAAGGTAGATTGGCGTGTATATATGAAGGAGCAAACAGAACTTATGAATTGGAATTTACAGATACTTTCATTGGGTGTCCTCGTTCTTACAAGTGCCTGCACAATCCCAATTCAAAAGAACCTACTATTGACGATGTCTTGGACAGTTTAAGACAGCAGATGAAAAAATGACAGAAGATAAGAAAAAACCAGTATCAATAAATGTAAACGACCATTCGTTTGAGATTGTGTTACGCATTTTAGGGAATGAATTTATTGCAACAAGGATTGCTTCATCTAATTTTAGTGGAAAATTAATTGCAGGTGGGGTATTGTTATTATTCTTTACTTTTATGATACTAGAAGTATTCGGATTAAATGAGGTGTTAAAGTGATACAAGCATTAATAGGACCCATCGCAAATTTAGCGGGGACATGGTTCCAAAATAAAGTAGAAAAAACAAAAGCAGAGGGAATGGCAAAAGTAGCAGAAGCCAAAGCTCGTGCAACTGTTGCAGAGAAAGTAGCAGCAGGCGAAGTTGAGTGGGAAGGTAAGATGGCACAAGCCACTGATAATTCTTGGAAAGATGAATTTGCTTTATGTGTTCTTCTAGCTCCCGCAATTTTGGTTTTCATTCCGGGGATGACAGAGTATGTAAGAAATGGTTTTGAGGTATTAAATACTTTACCAGAATGGTATCAGTATTTATTATTTATTGCCATATCCGCGTCATTTGGAATTAAAGGCGTTGGTCAAGCAGCAAAAATGTTGAGGAAAAAGTAAATGGCAAGGATTAGACAGTTTGCAAAAGATATGGGTTTGTCATATAATAAGGCAAAGAATTTAGTTAACAAGGGAAGAAAACTTAGGGATGGGGGATCTTCTGTATTGGAGAGTACAATGAATAAGGTAAAACCAATTAAAGCATCTAAGGGTAAAGTAACTAATTTTGGTAGCAAAAAAGATATTAATATTGGTAAAGTAAAAACAGGTCAGCTTAAAAACATTGCAAATGCAACAAAAAAAGGTGAAATTACTGTTGAGGAAGCTTTAAAAAAGACACAAGCTTTAGTAAGAAGAAAAAATGGTGGTGGGTCATCAATGAGAAAGCCAAGAAAAGGCGAAACAAGCATGAAAAAAGGGACTGATGCCAGTAAACTAATGGAAAAATTTAAGACTCAAATAGACATGATACCCATAAATATACGCAAATCTTTAAGCGTAAAAAAGAAATATGGTGGTGGTTTAAAAGATGTGCCACCCGGTGACAAGGGTAAAGGTTTAAGTAAATTACCTGCACCAGTCCGTAATAAAATGGGATTTAAGAAAAAGGGCGGTGCTATGAAAATGCGTGGTGGTGGTCTCGCTATCCAAGGACTAGGTTTTAGGGGAGTTCGTTAGTGGAATTTGATGACGGTTACGGAGATCCTTCTGATTACGGAATGACTGCACGAGACTTTGATGATGCCACTCAAGCTGGATACAATGTCTCTGGTGTAACTTCTAGTGATTTTAACACTGGAGGTAGTGAAGAAGATTACAATTCTGTAGCTCTTGATCAAGATCCAGTTCAAGTAGCACAAACAATGGCTGGCGGACCTAGAGGCTATGCTAATTTTATCGTAGATCAAGTTGGAGATAGGTCTAATATTAGAAACGCCGTAAATTATGATCCTTTGTATGCTCAAGCTTTAAATATAAGTCGTGGTTATTTACCAAATAATCAAGTTATTGGTTTCTATCCAACTGCAAATAAATTTCAAGGGCAACAAGATTTAACAATACCAATGGACATGAGACCAACTATATCTGGAGAAGCAGGTAAGTTTGGGCCTCAATATCATTCTGGTTTTGAAAAATTTTTACAAGAAGATGCTACAAATCTTGCAAACACTATTGGTATAGGTCCTCTTATTAATACATTAAAAGGATATGGTGGAAACATTAAAGATAAGTTTTTATCTTCTGCTAATATGGCTGGAGAGGCAATAAAAAAAGATTTTTCTAATTTAACTGATAGTGCTAGTAATGCTCTTGACTATATTTTAAATCCAGCAGGTGGTACAGAAACAACAGAAGAAGTATCTGTTGTTCCACAAGTGCAAGAACTTGCTCCCGGTGAATTTGAATTTGATTATATACCTGGTTCTATGCCAGAAAGAAATTTAAACACGGGTATAGTTGGATTGGACGAACCAGCATATGTTGAAGCAACAGATTCTATGCCAGGAAAACTTACCTCTGATGAATTTGAATTTGATTATGGATATGTGCCACAAATAACAGATGAAAATAAAATAAATGAACCACAAATGACAGATATAGAGAGATACATAGAAGAATCTGTTAGAAATATGTCCCCAGAAATAAAAGCTTCAATGCCCTCTGATTTAACTGCATATTTTGAACAACGACTTTCACCTAGTTTGCCTATTCCCACTAATGAAAATCGTGAAAGAAGAGATTTTATGAGGGATTTATTAGCTTATCAAGCAAAGCAAAAGAGAGAGCAAGAGAGATTGAACAGACCAGTCAGATCTAGTGCGTTACAACCAATGCCTGCAGGTATGACAGTTGGTGATTTAGAAAGAATGGAACGTAGAATACCGATTTCATAATGAAAGTCACAGATTTTTTACATAAATATCAAAAGTCCTTGAATGATAGAATAAATGACATAAGTATTTCATTGACGAGTGGAAGTGCGTCTGATATGTCTAGTTATAAGGCAATGGTAGGTGAAATACAGGGTTTAACCTACGCATTAGAACAAATTAAAACCCTGCTGGAAAAGGTTGACAATGACATTACTAGTACCTGAATATGTAGTTAAACAAAGACAAGCAAAAGAAAAAGCCGAAAAAGAGGCAAAGAAAAAATCCTTAACAGAACGAGTACCACAACCTACAGGATGGCGAATATTAGTCATGCCTTACATGGGCAAAGATAAAACAGATGGTGGTGTTTATGTTCCAGATCCAGTAAGAGAAAAAGAAATGAGAGCAACTGTGGTTGCTTATGTCGTGAAGTTAGGTTCATTGGCATATAAAGATATTGATAAATTTGGAGAAGAGGGAGCTTGGTGTAAAGAAGGCGATTGGGTGTGCATAGGTCGCTACGCTGGCTCACGATTCCAAATAGAAGGTGGAGAAGTTAGAATAATCAATGATGACGAAGTCATTGCAACCATTGTCAATCCCGATGACATCAAATCATACGGAGCTTAGTATGCAAGAAGAAGTAAAAGAAAAAGAAGAAGAACAAGGACAAGAAGTAGAGGTAGAAAATGAACAAGAAGAAACTAGCACAGATACCGAAATTGCAGTTGAAGAGAAAAAAGAAACGGCGGCTGTTTCAGATACTGATGACTTGTCTGAGTATTCCGACTCTGTTAAGAAACGGATTAGTAAACTTACGAACAGATTTCGTGAGGAAGAGAGACAGAAACAATCTGCAATTGATTATGCACAATCTGTCAAAAAACAGAACGAAGAATTAAAAACAAGATTAGATAAATTAGATACTAGTTTTGTTGGAGAGTTTGACACAAGAGTAGAAGCTCAAGCTCAAGCAGCAAAAGAAGCATATAAAAAAGCATTAGAGGCAGGTGACGCTGATGCTATGTATGATGCACAACAAAACATATCTAGAATTGCTTTGGAAGAAGCAAGATTAAAACAATTAAAGGCTCAAAGAGAAGAACAAGCGAAAAAAGCAGAAGTAAATGGTTCAACACCACCTGCTGCTACTACTCCTCCTCCGCCTCCTAAACCAGACCCCAGAGCAGAACAATGGGCGGGTAAAAATGAATGGTTTGGGCAGGATCAAACGATGACTTATGCTGCTTTTGGCATACATAAACAATTAATTGAGGATGAAGGGTTTGACGCATCAACTGAAGAGTATTATACTGAACTTGATAATAGGATAAGATCGGAATTTCCACATAAATTTGGAGCAACGAAAAAATCCTCTGGCCCCAGAGTCGCCTCTGCTGGAGCCACCGCCTCTAAGACGGCATCACCAAAGGGACGCAGAACAGTCAAATTGACACCTTCGCAAATTGCTATTGCGAAACGCTTGAATGTTCCGCTTGAAGAATATGCTAAGTATGTGAAGGAGTAAGATATGACTGATACTAAAAAAGCAAAAAGAACTTCACGAGAGAATGAATCTCGTGCAAATAGCTCAAGAAGAAAACCTTGGGCCCCTCCAACAAAGTTGGATGCACCAAAACCTCCAGAGGGGTATGAACATCGTTGGATTAGAACTCACATAAGAGGTGAGGACGATAAAACAAATGTTTATGCCAAGATGAGAGAGGGTTGGGAACCAGTAAGAGCAGATGAATATGAAGATGCTCATGCTAAGTATCCAGTAATAGAAGAGGGCAAAGACAAAGGAATTATTGGTGTTGGCGGTTTAATGTTAGCACGAATACCTAAAGAAACGGTAGAAGAGAGAACTGAATATTTCCGGGACCAGACCCGCAACCAAATGAAAGCCGTGGATGAAAACTTGATGAGGGAACAACATCCCTCAATGCCTATTCATAACGATAGGCAAAGTCGTGTAACCTTCGGAAAGGGGTCTAAACCCAGTTCTGAGTAATTTAATAAGGAGCTAAAATATGGCAAATGCAAATTCAAGTTTTGGATTAAAGCCAGTTAGTACCATTGGAAACACTCTTTCTGGTGCTACTAACCAATATTTTATCAAGAGTGACGCTTCAGCGATGTATCAAGGTTCCCCAGTTGAAGTTGAGTTGACGGGTGGAACTGCAGCAATCATAACAAGTGCCGATGGAGATGGTAAACAACTCCTAGGTGTGTTTGCTGGATGCGAATATGTTGACGCTACGACTGGTAAATTAACTTTTAAGAACTATTGGGCAGGTTCAGGAACCGCCAATACAGATCATGATATAAAATGTTTTATTTATGACAATCCGTTTCAAAGATTTATCGTTGCTTCGGATGGCACAAATACAGACAGAGCTACAGCAAAAGCAGATATTTTTAAAACAGCACAATTAGGTACAGGAACTAGTGGAAGCACTACTACTGGAATTTCTAGTGCGACAATAGATATATCTACTGCGGAAGCATCAGATCCTTCAAATCCATTAATGATTGTAGGGATTCATGATGATGTGTCTAATGCAGACCATTCTGCCGCTGGTATCTCCTATATCGTTAAAATTAACAATCATGTATTCGCCTCTTCAAGTGGTGATGCTGATGCTGCTATATCATAAGGAGGCTTAATTATGGCAATTTCTAGAGCACAACTCGCCAAAGAACTAGAGCCAGGCTTGAATGCCCTCTTTGGTATGGAGTATAATAGGTATGAAGGTCAACATGCCGAAATCTTTGACACCGAGTCATCAGACAGAGCGTTTGAAGAAGAAGTAATGTTGAGTGGATTTGGTGCTGCACCCACAAAAGCTGAGGGAAATGCAGTAGCATTTGACGATGCAAACGAAGCTTATACTGCAAGGTATAACCATGAGACAGTTGCAATGGCGTTTTCAATAACAGAAGAAGCTGTAGAGGATAACCTTTACGACAAGCTATCTGGTCGTTATACGAGAGCACTTGCAAGATCAATGGCACACACAAAGCAAGTGAAAGCAGCTAATGTATTAAACAATGCGTTTACTGCTGGAGCATCTGCTGGTGGTGATGGGGTCGCACTTTGTGCAACTGATCACCCATTGACAAATGGTGGAACTTTCGCAAATGAACCTTCAACTGCAGCTGATCTTAATGAAACATCTTTAGAAGATGCGTTGATCAAGATTGCTGGTTTTGTAGATGAAAGAGGACTAATCATTGCTCTTAGAGGAATGAAACTAATTATTCCTAGACAACTACAATTCGTAGCAGAAA